CAGATTTCTATAAGAAAGATGTTGTATTAAATTTCTTAGGTCCTGTAGGTGATGTTGTATCAGAATGGATTATCAAAGGAGCTTATATTAAATCTGCTAATTTTGGAGATTTCGATTGGAGTAGTGGGGATGAAGCGAATGAGATTTCATTAACCCTAACCATGGATTATGCTATCCTCAACTATTGAAAGCAACATCACGGTTGGATTAAAAATACTATAATCAATTGCGATCTTAAAAATTTCTTATATATTTATGCATATAGTATAATTTATATAAGATTTTTTTATGTTAAAATGTAAACTTTGTGATTTTAAAAATGATAAACAGATAAGTTCATCTAAACATACCTACTAGAAAATTGTAAATCTCAAAAGAAATTTTGAGGTTTTCTTATCTATAATATATTTATATATATAAAAATAACAGTTATTAATCAATTATGAAGAAAAATCAAGTTACTGATGTTGTAACGTCAGAAGAAAAAATCCAAGAATTACCTTATCATGTATTATTACCATTATTACTTAAAGCAGTAAAAAGTTTAGGTATTAATATGGATATGGTAGTATTAGATTTAACACTTACATTACAAAAAGAAGTAATGGAAAAAGGTAAAGATATTAGCCTTAATGATATTGAAAAAACATCAAATATAGTTGTAGCTAAATACCAAGAACAAAAATAAATTAATTTATGTCAAAATTCCAATTACCTACTGAAATTATAGATTTACCTTCTAAGGGGGTTCTATATGAAAGTGGAAGTGCTTTAGCTGAGGGTTCAGTTGAGATGAAATATATGACCGCTAAGGAAGAAGATATTTTAACCAACCAAAACTTAATATCTAAAGGCATTGCATTAGATAAATTACTAGAATCTTTATTAGTAACTAAAATCAATATTGATGATTTATTAGTTGGTGATAAAAACGCTTTATTAGTAGCTACCAGAATTTTAGGATATGGTAAGGAATATATTTTTAAGGCGTTAGATGAAGACGGTAATTTAATAGATAGAAAAGTCGATTTATCATTATTAAAGGATAAAGAGTTAGTAACTGATACCATTATTGAAGAAGGTAAAAATGAATTTTCATTCCAACTCCCTTCAAGTAAAGTTGATGTCACTTATAAATTATTAACTTATAAAGATGATAGAAATATTGATAAAGAATTAAAAGAATTAAAAAAATTATTCCCTGACAAACCAGCACCAGAATTATCGTTAAGATTGAAATATATCATAACATCAGTTGCAGGTGAAAGAGGTCAAAAAGATATTAGAGATTATGTGGATAATTTCTTATTAGCAAGGGATGCTAAGTCGTTAAGAGAAGAATATAGGAGAATTACTCCTGATTTAGACATGACGTACAAAGTTGATGGTGAGGAGGCTATCAAAATCCCAATTAATCTTAACTTTTTTTGGCCTAAGTAAAGATCACCGGAAAAAACTATTTAAAGATATCCATGAGATATGCTTTTATGGTCAAGGAGGATACAGTTGGGAAGATGTTTATTCAATGCCTATTTGGTTAAGAAATTATACTTATAAGGAAATTGAAGCACATTATTTAAAACGTCAGGAAACGATAGATGAAAAAAATAATGTAATAACTAACAAAACAGATATAAATAAGATATCAAAACCTCCATTAAAAACACAAAACACTTATACTTCAAAAGTCTCTAAAAAATAGGAGGCTTTTTTTGTTCATATTTATACTAAATACAATCCATGGAAGAAGCTAATGAATTAAAATCCATTAACACCCTTTTAGAAGAACAATTAGAATCCCTACGTAAGAACACAGACGAGATTAGGGCAGGGCTAGATGCTACTAAAGGATTAAATGAGCAATATAAATTAACTTCTGAACAAATCAAAAAAGTAAACCTATTAAATAGACAAATAGTTTCTATTAATAGGGATTTAATGAGCGATGAGAAGGAAAGAAATAAATTACTAAGAATTAAGAAAGATATATCTAAAGATATAGCAAAAGGTCTTAAATTAGAATCTTTATTAAATCTAGAAATTAAATCATTAAAGGAAGGTATATTAGGACTAGATGCAAATGCTGATAAAGCACTTCAAAACATAATTACTGGTTTAGAATCACAACTTGAATTTACTAATGACATAAATAATTCATTAGAAACAGAATTAGATTTAACTGATAGAGTACAAAAATCTCTTGGATTATCGGGTGCTGCTGCTGAAAGTATTAAAAAGACTTTAGGTAAAATGGGACTAGGTAAATTAACAGACCAATTAGGTATTGATGAGGCTATCCAAAGTACTAGAGAATTTACTGCTAATATGGTTTCAACCCAAAGAAATGCTGGTAAAACTGGTAAAGGATTTGCAAATAATATTAAGAGTGCTGGTGCTTTAGGTAAAAATTTATTTAAGAATTTAACCAAATCTCTCGGTCCATTTGCTATTGTCATTGAGTTGGTCGATGCATTACTAACAATGGATAAGACCAGTGAAAATATCGCAAAATCGCTGGGTGTTTCATATATGGAGGCGCAAGGTATTAATTCTGAAATGAATCAAATAGCTAGGGAATCAGATAATATATTTGTTACTAGTGAAGGGATTAATGAAGCGTTTTTATCATTAAATGAATCATTGGGAACCAATGGTGAATTAAGTGATGAATTATTAGTAACATACACTGAATTAACAAAACAAGCAGGATTTACAGTTGAAGCTGTTCAGACATTATCTAAATTATCATTAGCTACTGGTAAAAGTGCTAAGGATTTAACCAAACAATATTTAGGACAAGCCAAATTATTAAATATTCAAAATGATAGTTCGGTAAATGAAAGAGCATTATTAGAAGATATATCAAATGTATCAAAATCAATATTAGTAACATTTGCAGACCAACCTAAGGAATTAGCAAAAGCTGCATTTGAGGCTAAAAAAATTGGTTTAAATTTAAAAGCAGTTGAAGGTATTGCTGAATCATTATTAGATATTGAAAGTTCAATAAATGATGAGTTTGAAGCAGAAGTATTAACAGGTAGAGCATTAAATTTAGAACGCGCAAGGTATTATGCATTAACAAATGATATTGCAGGTTTATCTAAGGAAATAAATGATCAAGGAATAACAGCAACTAAGTTTGCTGGAATGAATAGAATTCAACAAGATGCTATTGCAAAATCTTTAGGTATGTCTAAAGATGAAATGGGTGCTATGTTAATTGAACAACAAGCTATTCAAAGTGTTGGTGCAAGAAATTTAGATGATTTACAAGACCAATATAATGCAGTAAAGGGTACGGTAGCTGAACAAGAATTTTTAAATAAATTAGGAAATGATCAGTACGCTAGTCAACTAGCATCTAATTCAGCACAAGCAAAATTCCAACAAACATTAACAAAATTACAAGATATATTTGTTCAGATAGCAGAACCATTAATGCCTATTTTAGATGTTTTTGGTCAAATATTTGAATTAATAGGACCAATTGCGAAATTAATAGGTAAAGTATTAGTTCCACCATTAAATTTAATATCAACCCTTGTCCAAGGTATATCAGATTTATTCACAGGTATTATTAATGGATTTAAAGGTATGGCCAGTTTATTCCAAGGGGATGGATTCATGTCTGGGTTTGGTGATGGTTTTAATTTTGATAAATCTATAGAAAAGGGTAAAAATTTCATTGATACTGCTGATTTTGGTATTGGTGAAGCTATTACTGGTAAAAAGAACAGTGAAAGAATAGGTACATTTATGGATGATGGAGCCATTGATAATAATGGTAATATTACTGTAAAAACACCTAAAGGAGGAATCCAATTAAATAAACAAGATACTTTTGTAGGAAATAAAAATGGAATTATTGCTGGTACAAAATTAGGTGGTGATAATTCAGGTATATCTTCAATTAGTAATGCTTTAAATACAAAATTAGACGCTCTTATTGGAGAAATTAGAAATTTAAGAGGAGATGTTCAAAAAGGTATGGTAGTTAATTTAGATGGTAATAAAGTATCACAAAATTTAATGACACCACTAGCAATGAATGTTAGAAGTGTATAATATTTATAATAAAATAAACAATAATGGCAATTAAAGGAACAGAAGAACGATCAATTTTATCAAAAGGTGGTAAAACTGAAAATAATATTGATAAATTATATGGGTCTCAACAACATAATGAGTATTCATTAAATGGTCAACCTTCATTAAAGGGAAAACCATCACCATCAGGATTAGACCTAGATGGTAAAACACCAAAACAATATATTTCAAATTTACCAAACTAATTAATGGCGTTAAGAGATCTAAAATCAGATTTAACTCAATTAAAATTCTCAAAAGATACTCCTGGTGGTGGTTATAGTGGGCAACCATATATAAAAATATCATCACCAGAAAATAGTACTGCTATTGAAAGAATAGCAACAGAATCTGCGAGATTTTCTCAGGACTTTCCTGTAAGGGGAGGACTATATTCAGTTAGGGCTGTAGCGGAAGATGCAATTAGGATAAGAAAATTTTTAAATGATTTTCCAAAAGGTCCTAGTTTTACATTCAAGCAAGTTGGATTACAAAAATCAAACCCATTAATCGAAACAGGTAGAAATGGTGGTAGAATAAATACTAGAACTTATAACCTAAATTCTAATTTACAAACCCAAATTCTATCAAATGGAACAGGAATACACTACCCAAGGGCAGGTGCTACTCCGTTTACTTTAACAGAAGAAGAGAATTTATACTTCTCAATAGTAGGTAAAAAAGAAACAAGAGATAATAGGTTAGTAAATTTATTTAAAACTAAAATATCAAAAGAAGAAATATCAGGTACTACAATAAATAACTTGGGTATTTCACTAAATGATAATATATTATTTCAATATACAGGAGGTCCTGATTCATTTTATGGAGATGGGGAAACTGTATTATTCAGAGCTACTGATAGTACAGGGGCTGTAATTAATACCTCTGATGTAAAATCAAACGTAATAAAATTAGCAGAGCCTTTAAGTGTTAATATTTTAGGAGCAAGTAATTTTTTAAGATTTTTAAATACTGATTTAAGTAGAGAAGAAGACAGAAGATTAAAAGGTATATTTGTTGAAGAAGATCAAACAATTGATCAAGTTTCTGATATAAATAGAGAGAAAAACACGTTTAAGAGATTTAATTCCTCAATGAATTATGATAAAATTATAAGACGTGAGAAATTTAATGTAGGTCAAACAGTAACAGATTTTAGAAGTGAGGTTGAAGATCCTATTTTTAATAGAGATTATCAAAGCCCACTAATTAATATAAATAGCAGAGTTGGAATAGGTTCACCTGGTGCAAGACCAAGAACAAGTAGAACTAATATCAACACTGTTTTTCAAGATGGACAAGATAAAGTAAATTTAATTCCTATTATTTATAAAAATTATAGTGAAGCACCAGAAGAAGAAGAAGATGGTAGAGATTTAATTAAATTTAACTTTGAAACGATAGATAATAATAATCCTGATTTTACAACAAGAACACATTTTAGAGCGTTCTTAAAATCATTCAGTGATGGACATAATGCAGATTGGGTTGGTTCAAAATATGCTGGAAGAGGTGAAGATATGTTTACATATCAAGGATTCAGTAGAGATGTAAGTTTCTCATTTATGATTGCAGCACAATCTAAACAAGAAATGAAACCTCTTTACCAAAAATTAAATTATTTAACTTCTACAATTACACCAGATTATTCTCCTGATAATGGGTTTATGAGAGGTAATATTAGTAGGTTAACAATAGGTGAGTATTTTTATAGAACTCCAGGTGTTATAACATCTTTAAATTATTCAATTGAAGATAGTTTTCCTTGGGAAATTAAAATGGATCAACCAGAAGGTGGATTTGATAAAGACCAAATGGAATTACCTCAAGCACTAATGGTTAATGTTACATTTAAACCAATTTTAGATGTATTACCAAGAACAGGTATTAACACGCCACTTATTGTAAGTAATAAAGTTAATAATAACTTTTTAAATAATGTACAAGTAAGAAACTAATGTATTCAAGATATTCAAACATACCAACAGTAAAAACGAGTAATAATAAGACTATTTATAGACAAGTTTATTACCCAGAGATTCCTAATTCAGAGGATGACACGTATATTATTATTGGGGATACAGATAGATTAGACCTTATAGCAAATGACTTTTGGGGTGATGCTGAATTATGGTGGGTTTTGGTGATGGTAAATAACTTAGATGGTAGTTCATTTTTCCCTCCTAAAGGTATGCAATTAAGAATACCCAAAGATGTGTCATCCTTGTTAAATACTTTCAATAGAGAAAATGAGTGAAAAATTTACTAATATAGCTGGAGGGGCATTCCAAGGATACGTAGCAGACCAAATAAAAGCTAGAAAAAATTTCATTGAGGAATATAATAATGATAGACAAAACAAACATCTATTATATTTCAATAACAGAAATGCATGGATACGTCTTACTTCAAATACAAACGTATCTCCAAATCATCCAATTGCAAAACAATATGGTCTTTCAGGAGATGCATTATCTAAAAAATATATACTTCAAGGTGGTGTAATTAAACAAACACAAGGTAATTCAGCATTTGAAAACTTTGGTGTTAATGGCGCTCCTTTAGCCCCATTTGCAGTTCCAGTAACTCCTAGATATGAAAATAGATCAGGGTTTGGTAATGATGGTTTATATAATTTACTTCCAAATAAACCTTTAGGATTTAAACCAATGCCTGGTATGAATTCTGTTGATATATCTTCTGCAGGTAGATTAGGTACTTTAGTATCTACCCAAATCGAATTTACTTGTTATGATATTGAGCAACTAAATATTATGGATGCCCTTTATATGAAATTAGGTTTCTCTGTTATATTAGAATGGGGACATACTAATTACTTAAATAATGATGGGGTTTTAATTAAAAAACCACTACCATTAGATGTTCATTCTTACCCTAATAAAGAATCCTTATTAGAAGCTATACAAATAAAAAAATTCACCTCAGGTGGTAATTATGATGCCATGTTAGGTACAATTTCTAATTTCGATTGGAGTATTAATTCTGATGGATCATATAGTTGTAAAATAAAATTAGTAGGAGCAGGTGAAATACTTGATTCTTTAAAAATTAACAAAGTAGCATCAAATTCACCAACAAATACTAAAATAGATAATATTATTGAAGAATTACCTGATGATCAAAAAGATAAAATAATTCAAAATTCTCAAATTTCAGATAGAAATTTATCATTATTAAATAAAAGTCTATTCGAAATAAGTCAATATAGTATTAATACATCAAACGATGCACAAATTAATACAATTAAAACTACAGATGATGGTTATAGAAAAGTTTTAAATAATATATATAAAAGTAATAGTTATAATTTCTTAGAATTTAATTCTGATGGAAATATTACTGGAGACGATACTGCTAAAAAGGGTAATCATTTCTCACTAGTATCAGGTTTAAATAAATTTAATAATAGGGAAAAAATCGTAACAGAGATTCCAGAATTAAATTCTAGTTTATTTAATACTACTGTTATTTCTTATATAATAGATAATATTAGTCCTTCTGATGATATAAGTAAAGGGGTACAACCTCAGGTTTATATTACATTAGGTCATTTCTTATCATTATTAACAGCAACAGGTATACTTTACGAAAATACAAATAATAAAACAAAACCTTATATTTATTTAGATTTTAACGACTCACTAAATTACTGTTCAACATTTAAAGGGCAATTATCATTAGATCCTAGAGTATGTCTAATACCAAATAATAGTAATGGTAGTATCAAGGAAACTAAATATGACCTTTATAATATTCCTAACAGTCAAACTCAAAAGGTAAAAGACGAAATATTCGAAGATGGTTGGATTAATGATGTAGTTTCAAAGCATTTAAATGATAATGGAAATCAATACTTAAAAACAGAAGAACCTCAAGTAAGGGCTAAAATGATGCACGTTTTAATTAACGTAAACTATATAACAGATTCATTAAGAGCTTTTAGAAATTCCAATGACAGTGGAGAGGTATATTTTTCTGAGTTTTTAAATAATATGCTAAGGGAAGTTAGTAAAGCTTTAGGAAGTTTTAACGATTTTAGAGTTATTATTAATGATAGTAGTAAATGTGCTAGATTAGTAGATGATAATAAGTCATTAAGTTTAAAAGAATGGGAGAATAAAAATGCTGAGGAATTTGAACAATATACCGAAATACCTTTATTAGGGAATAAGAGTTTAGTATACGATTTTTCATTTTCATCTAAAATATCTCCAAACTTGGCTAGTATGATTACAATTGCTGCTCAAGCAGAACCTGCTACCTTAGGTAAGGATTCGTTTGCTATAAGTAACTTATCTAGAGGATTACAAGATAGGATGATAACTAATAAAATACCAGCCTCTAGTTTTACAGAACCTAGTAAATTTGATAATATAGAATCAATTAGGTTATTAGATACTCACCTTAAGAATATTTATCAAGGATCAGAACGTACATCTCGTTCAAACACATTTAGAATAAACACCGGAGATATAGAGTCTTCTTATAATGTTTACAAAGAATTATTATCTTTATATAGAACAAATGCAGATTCTAAAAGTAAGGCAAGCACCATTATACCTTTAGATTTTCAATTAGTATTAGATGGTATCTCAGGAATAATTCCACAGTCAGCTTTTACAATTCCAGTAAACTTATTACCATCTAGTTATAAAACAAATGATACAAATCCAAAAACAAAAATAGCATTTATTATTCATTCAATAGATCAAATTTTTGATGAAAATAAGTGGAAAACTAAAATAACAGGTCAAACAATTAACATAAGATTTGATCCAAGTGATATAATTGAACCGTCTACAAGTAGATTTGATGTATTCGGACCTCAATTACCAGTATCACCAAATTTAATCGATAATACACCGACAGTAATCGTGACTAACAACAACCTATCTAAAATCATCGTGAGCGCTGGTTACCCAGAAAATACCATAGAGTACGAGCTAGCCTTGGTTATTGGTATTAAAGAGGGATGGTTAACTAATGCAAATAATGGATTGGGAAGTAGATCATTTAGGAATAATAATCCAGGAAACCTTGACCTTGATAATAAAGCAAGAATATACGATTCAGGTGTAAGATTAGAAAGTAATCCTTTTGGAACAGATAGATTTGCTAATTTTACTACACCTGAAAATGGTGTTAGAGCATTAGTTGAAGGTAAGATAAAAAGATGGAGTAAAGGAAATATGCCTATTACTTTAGGAAATCAACAATTAATAGACCCATCAGAAAAATATTTAAGAGGTGCAAAACCAAGTATATCACAATTTATTTATACTTATGCTCCACCAAATGAGAATAATACTGAAAATTATATTAATACAATTACAAGTAGGTTAAATCAAACATTCCCAGAGAAAGGAATTAATAGAAATACAATAATTAATAACTTATTAGCTTAATGTCATATTATCCAAAAAATAGAGTAATAACAAACCAAACAGCAATACCAGGTCAATTTACAGATAAAAATGGTAATGAATATGTTGGTGATTTTTTTGTTACTTATGAAGGTGATATAATAGCAGGAACCGATCCTTTAAATACAAATAATAAACGATTAGTTAAAGTAAATAAAATTGAAATACCTGCGTTACAAAGAACAATACAAAACGTAAATAATACTAAATATAGAGAAATAAATCCAAATATTAGTGATTTACCTTTATTAGACCCAATATTATTTACACCAAATCCTACTCCTGCAGATTATCAAAGGGGATTTATAACAAGATACTTTGCTAAACAAAGGGATAGACGTATATTTAAAATATTAGAAATAGATAAAGATACTTACCAAGATTTAGTTGGTAGAAAAGGTATTTTTAATTATTCTTTATGGAAACCTATATCACTATTTTGGAGAATTTCAGGTCCATTAAACCCAACACAAAATGAACCAGGAGTTATCGAAACTAATAAAAGGATCGTAGAACAAAAGGATCGTATATTTATAGGTATATCAAATTACTTAACAAATTTTCAAGAATATTACAAATGAATAAGTTAGACCAAATAAACAGATTACAACAAATAGCAGGAATAAATGAGGGTATTTCAAGAAGAACCTCTGGAATGAGAGCGTTACAAGAAGGGGATGAAACCCAAGAGTTATTTAATACTTGGATACAAGGACAAAGAGAAACTGATAATCCTGTAGACGCTGAATTTCCTGAAGAATTAAGGGGTGATGATGAATTTGCTTGGGAAAGATTTTTAGAATTAGTTTCAGAATTCCCAAATGCAGACCACGAAGATATATCAGTAGCTGTATCAGCTGTATTTTTTGCAGATTTACCTTTTCCAAGTTTAACATGGAATGACGAACAAACAGCAAAAGATGTATACGATTCAATTAAACCAGATAATAGTATTCAAGAAGATGTAAATAATCAAGGTGATTTTGAAGATTTTGTACAATCTGGAGGAGGCTCGTTAGAGGTTTTAAAATTTACTGACAGTGATGATATTCAAGCTGAAGTTGAAAGACTTAGAGATGAATTTAATTTAGTAGATGATGGGTTATATGATGAAGCATATATAAAATTTGAAACCATATATAACATTAACCCGATTGTATTAATGGGATGGTTTAATGAAAATTAAATAAATTAGGCC